TGTCTGGTGGCAAAGACTCATCAAGCAGGGTACGCTTAATGGATTGCACTAAGTCATTGATAACCAACTGAGAGATGTTGAAGTCACCAGCACGGGGTAGTGGCTTTAGTGCCTCACCTTGTGGACCACCGTTACGGGCAACAGGAATGATCGCTCCGGGCGTGATCTTGATGGTGGCTGGGTTTAGTACCCCATCATCGGCGGCCGTGTAGACGCCAGTAATAGCAAGGGAAGCGTTTTTCAACAGCAACTCTTTGGTTTTGTTTAGCGTCTTGATGTCTGGCAAAGCAGTCAACACTGGACCACGGCCGTATATCTCGCCTGCCACTTTCATGTAGCGCGATACAACCCACGGGCTAGTCTTTTTCTTGCGATACACAAGCATCGTCTTAGACTTCTCATGGATCACGTAGTAGCCAAAATCACCCCTGTCATAGTTGTAGACAGTAGCTTCAATCAGGTCAACTTCTTCTGTTGGCTTATCCATAATCTGCTTTTGCAAATCTGATGGGATATCAGCATCTTTCCACTGTTGCTGGATAGACTCACCCTTGATACGCATCTTGCGGTAGACGTTATCAACTTGGCCATTAGCACCTTCTTCAAAAGCCACTAAATATTGCGGCACAGGAATAAAGTTAATTGGATTAACAGCATCACCCTTTTGCACCAGCATCACGGCTGTACCAACGGACAAGTCCAGCAAGAACTCCCCCATAGCAATGTCAAAGTTGGATTGTTTTAGTACGGCAAACATCTTGTCGCTGTACATATCCAGTATGTTTTGCGCTTGTGATCTGCGCTCCATTGGTATCTCAGAACCCGGCTCCAGTCTGCACCACTTGCGCTGTGGCGGAAAGATGCCAGATTGCAAACGGTTAGCAAAGCGCTGTGTAGAGTTGATGGCAGTCGAGTCAAACACACGACTCATCTTTTTCTTGCCGCCTACTTTGCTTTCATACTCTCCACCATATAAGTTACGTTGTGGAAGAGCAAACTCCATAGCATCTTCATAGAGACTACGAAAGTCATCTTTACGTGCCTGAGCAATCTTGTGTCTTTGTAAGATTTGCTCAACTGTCATTTTTTCAGCCATATTAATCTTTCTTACTTTTTTGCGGCATTCATGTTGTCAATTAAATTTGGATATGGGCGACCAGCTTTTTTGGCACTTGCCTGCGCTGATTTCTTTTCGCCTAAAGATAGCTTCTTTGGCTCACCAAGATTTTTAGGTCTTGCGCGTTCCCATATCTTTTTATTCATACTCATCAGATTCCTCCTCATACTCATCTGTAATAGGACCACCGACTAACCATGAATCACAAGTTCTAGTGCCTGCACACTTAAAGTGGAATAGTTCGCAAAATCCTAGTTGTGCCGCTTCAATTACATCTTTGTCGTAGCCAGATTCCTCTGCTGGATTCTTGGCTTCTATGCCTGCCTTGATGCAATCAAGCATTTGAGTTGTTTGTATAAATGCCGCACAGTTACCACAGCGCATCCCCTTGGCTTCGTCTATGTTTGTTGCCCAGATAACGGATTTTCTAAGCCAGAATGTCTCGTTGTTTTTTTCATCATTTGGATTTGCTGGACCATATCCAACATTTGCAAATGCCCAGTCTCTGTTTTCCAGATTGGTTAGAATATCGCGTGTGGCCAATGGACATTGATATGTTTCTTCAATGTCTTCACTTTCAATCATGTTTCTTGTTGCCATTATTCGTACCACTCCAAGTGCAAAGATGCCGCATGGGCTGTGCCATTGACATTGGTTAATCTGAATAAATAATTAGTTAATGGCTTTAGCACATACTCTAGTGATCCAGCAGTACCGCCACCAGACTTCTTGCCAGAACCGCCCGGAATAATCTGTGCGTCAATCTCAGTACCGACAGACGTTACTGTTGGATTGATCACCATCGCAACTTCACTTACATTGCTTACAGCGTAGTTACGATTTCTGTTAACTGGAGTAAATGCTGTGCCACCAGTAGTGACAGTGCCTTCATAGATGTACAACTCTGCATTACCCAAGCACATACCATCAACAGTAACGTGTGGAAATACACCAGACGGTGATGCCAAAACAATGTTAATGCTGGCTCCATCTGCAAGTTTTGCAGTGTCTGGTGCAATCTTATAAGCAAAAAATGCACGGCCATCATGGTTGCGTTGATGATTTACATCAACAACAATCATTGGGGCATCAGCGCCAGCAACGGCAAACGTGCCATCATTTCGTTTTTGAACTGGAGTTACAAAGCGTGACTTAGTTGTAAACGACTCTAGTTCTATAGGCGTGATGGCCATTATTTCTTCGCGGCTTTACGCGCCTCGCTCAAAGAAATAGCAATGGCTTGCTTCTCGCTCTTGACAACAGGACCGCCTTTGCCAGAATGCAATGTGCCAGCCTTGTACTCGCGCATGACTTTGCCAACTTTCTTTTGGAATTTATCTTTTTTTTCCACGATCAGCCACCCAAGGTAGATTGAATTCCAAGTTCAGAGTCGGTTCTTTCAGAAGATAGCAACATACGCTGGCCACCACCACGTCTTTGGATGATGCGCTCTTGTGTCTTTTTAGCAAGATCACTTTCTTGCACTCTTACTCTGGCTTCTTGTTCAGCAACCTTCGTCTCTGCTTGAGCAATCTTTGCGCGGGTAGATGCACCATCATCTATACCAGCCGCTTTGCGAATCACATTGGTCATATCATGTCCTCGACATTAAATAGTAGTCAGAACCGTCCGGCCCATATGATTTCATCATTCCATCAATAGTGAAACCAAGTGCAAGCCCCCATCTAACGGCTCTCATGTCCGCGCATCTTACAGTAATCTGGACACGATGCAAGTTTTGTGATATCACTCTGAAATCAATGTAGTTCATAGCGGCACGGGTAAGCGTTTTCTTGTATTCCCGCCCTCGCTCCTCCATGTACAGCCATACTTCCTCTACTCCGTTCCAGATGTGGACTGCACCAAAGCAGGCAACTGGTCTGCTGTGTAATATCGCTGTGAAAGCATCCCCATGTTTGGCCTGCATAAGCATCATCTGGTTGACAGTCAGTCCTTTGGAGACAATTTGATCGCCACTTTGCGTGGTTCGCAGGCTCATCAGGTGAGCCTCATGGAATGGAACGAAAGATATTGCTGGATGTGTGGGGAAATCAGGCAAAGACATCAAAATCTGAGTTTGTGATGGTGCTGGCTATGAATGGCAGGCCACTTGGCTTGGTTGAACCTCTAGTTAGATGGCGATATTCACCTCCACCGCACATCAAATAGCCAAAAGCGTCGCCAACGTGGCTATGCTCATTTTTATTTGGGGTGTCTCTGAAGCGTTCATGGCCTGCACCTACGGCAATGCGTTTAAAGTGGTAGCCACCAGAGAGGGATTTGCGTAAAAGCTTGCAAGATTTGTTGACAAGCAGGCCGGGCTTGCCCTGCACCATCCGATTCATTGGACTTGCGGCCGCTTCTCTACGTGCTTTGAAGTCATTGGTGGCCGTAGGCTCTGCCCTCAGTCCCAAAGAACGCAAATACTCAAACGCTGTAGTCTCATAAATGGCATCGCGTTGCATACCAGCGGGGTCACCCCAGATGCGTACGTCGTATTTGGGAAACCTAGTCTGTAATTCAGCCATCAGGGTTTGCCCAAATCGCTCTAATCCCATGTCAAAGGTGACGATCTCATGCAAAACACGCCATTGGCCGGACATTGTGCGCTGGCCAAACACTGCGGCAGGGGTTAAACCAAAGTCAAGACCTACCTGAATAGACAGATTAGGGTCTGGTTCGAGTTCAGCGGCCATGATGTTGTCGTCGTACTCTGGCCAAACGGACTTGCCATCTTGCACAAAGGTGTATTTGCCTTCTGCGTAACACCGAATCCAGTCTAGGGTTTTGCCGGCCAACTGCTGGAGGTAGTAGCCCGGTGGTAAGTTCTTGATGTTTTCGGCTTTGGGATTGATCTTCCACCATTTGCCAGATGCAAATATGTGATCGTTTGCTTCAGGATTTTCTGGTAGTTGATCGCTATTGACTTCGAGGACACCGCCTGTCTGTTTAAAGAATTTCCAAGCATACTTTCCTGTTATCGGTTCTTTCTCTGCGATCCGATGCCACCAGTGATCGTCGTCCATTGGGTTAGTGTCCATCCAGATGCCGTGCCATGTGGCTCCGCCATCGCGCTTTGTTGGATACCGGCCAACGCGGTGGG